ATAGTTTTACCTAGTAAATCATCTAAATCAAAATCTTTTATAAGTTCAAAATTTTTTTGATTAGTAACTAGCTTTTTACTTGTTGCATACTCTGCATAAAGTCTTGTTGTTGCTTGTAATAGTCCGTTACCTACAACTAAATCTTTAAGACTGCAACCTTTGCTATTACTTGTTAAACTATTATTGTTTATACTGTAAGACTTCATATAACCTTGTTTATCTACTATTCCCATATACTCAAGATTTACTCTTGCTCTTACATCTGCAAAAAATACATCAGCACTTTTACCATCTGATAACTTCCTATATTTTTCACAATTTCTATGAATATCAGTTTGGATATACTCCTTATATGCTTCTAATATCCTTGATTTTTCCATTTTAAGCTCCTGTAATTTTAAAAATTTTTCCATTTTTAAAGCTAATTTGTCTGTACTTCTCTAATCCATATCTCATAGCATCCACTGTGTGTGGGTCTATGGTAAATTTATCTTCTAAGTAATTTCCGTTCTTATCTTGTTCGTGGCATAGTTCTATTAATTCTCTATATGTATTTATGCACTTATCAGAAACTATAATCTTGTAAAAACTCTTTAATTTCTGCAATCCATCTAATACACTTCCTGGACCTTTTTCGCAATTTATTATTTTGAATCCTGATCTTTTAATTTCCTCAGTTGTTTCAGGTCTTGCATTGTCTGCTATTATTTCTCTATGTCTTTTTTTTATATGTTCCATAGATTTAATTAATTCGCTTGTAATTAGATTTTTGTTATAAACTTCGTCATAAACATACAAAACATTGTTTTCCCTGTCTACTGCCATTCTAACGAGTGCATTATAAGAAACACTAAAACCATAATCTAAGCCATCGTATAAGTTTCCTAACCCAGATTTACTTAACTCTTGCATAATTGCTTGTACTTCTGTATCACTAGCTTTTTGAATATTATTAAATACTCTTTCTCCAACTATTCCAAATCTTCCCTGATATGCTATTCTGTATCTTTCAATATCATAAGTTTCAAAATTCTTTAATTGTTTTATATATTCATCAGTAACAAAAGCATTATCCTCAACAACTGAATGATGATAATAAGTATCATCAGTTATAATTATTCTATTTCGATAAAGTTCTTCTTCATCTATTCCAGCTTTTTTTATAAATCTTTCATAAGTCCAGTTATTTACACTTACAGGATTATTAGTTAAGAATATATGTAAGTCTTTGCCTGATGCTCTCAATCTTCCGTTTAATTCATTAAAAGCGTTGTAACTTGCTTCTGAACATTCTTCAATCCAAATTATATCTACATTATCAATAGACTTTAATTTTTCAGGATCATCTAAGCCCATAAATATAAACTCGCTCCCATTTCTACATCTAATATGAAGTGGGTTTACTGTATAGGTAAATAATCCATTTAAGTTATAGTTGCTGATAATTCCTTTTAATAGAGAAAAACAACTCTCTTTAATAGTCCTGTAAACTGCTCTTACTACCAATATTCTTCTTTTCTCTTGTATAGCTTTTAATATTAGCTTTAAAGCTGTATGATAAGACTTACTACTTCCATATCCTCCAACAACATAATAAAATCTTTTATCCCAGTTATTTATATAGTCAATAAAATGTTCATTAGCTTGTATGTTAATTTCCATTTCTTTTAACTCCATTAATAGTTATACTTACATTGTTATCTTCTATGTCTATGTCTTGCTTGTCTTTCCATTTACTTGATTTTCTATTCTTTAGCCAAAAGATTTGTGCTGTTGTATCTGCTGGTATATGGATTTCTTCTTCTGCCAAAACTATTTCTTCATATTCCCTTACCTTTTTTCCATAATCATCATATTCAACATTTTTTACTTTAAATGCTTTTTTCACTTTTGTGTTATATCCTATTGCTTTGTTATATAGAGCATTTTCTACTTCATAGTCTGCTACTTCTTTCCCTTTTTTTAAGACCTCTGAAAACTCTGAATATTTGTTCTTATATCTATAAAATGTATCAACTGCTATTCCTAAATTTTTTGCTATTTGTTCATCAGTAAGTCCATCTTTAGCCCAACCTTGAACAAGTATTAACTTTTCTTTTACATCTTCCCATTTTGATTTTGCTATTTGAACTCACCTGCCTTTTTGAATAAAAAAAGGACTTAAATAAAAAACTAATAAGATTTTTACATCTTGATTAATTTGTTATCTAAGTCCTTCTACTTTATTAAATAAAGTTGTCAATAGATTTCTCTACTTAACGACTTGGTCTTTTTAATTGTTTCCTATATTGTAGCATATATGTACTGTAAATTCAATAGTTATGTTTTTATTTTACTTTGGAATTTCTACAATATTTATATGTTTACAACTACATTTTATTTTTAAAGTATTCTCATCTAAATACTCAACTGATTTACATTTTATTTTCATATTCTTTTCATTTTTTATATTAGCTATAAATCTGTTGCAATTCTTACATCTGTAAATCAATTAATTCATCTCCTCAACTTCTATTATAAAATAATCTTTTTCTGCTCCTGTTTTCTTAGTTGCTTCAAGTTCACAAATTTGGTCATCATCTACGAATAAAAAACCTTTCAAACAGTCAAAAATTGATTTAAAATAATTGTCTATATCTCTAATTCTGTTATCTGCAAAAAATAAATTTACTTTTACTTTTAATCTTCCTTTAAAAGTTTTATAGCCTCTTGATTTTAGAAACCATTGAACTTTATCTCTAAACTCTCTACCTTCATCACTTAGTATCTTTCTTTTACCACCTCTTGCTATCTTCCAGTGTCCATTAACACTATCTGGCTTATATGGTATCTCAAATCTTTGCTTCATCTCATCACTTCCAAGCTAGTACAAATATTGAGATAGTTTCTATAATACTGATTGTAAGTAAACTATAAATTATTTTTTTACATTCTCTTACTCTCTTTTTTGTAGTGTTGTGTTCTAATTTTTCTTTAAAATAATCGCCAGTAGCTTCATTAGCTAATTTAAATAAAAAATCTCTGTTTCTGTTTTGAGCAGCTAAGTTATTATTATCTTTTTTTAAAATTTCAATTTCTTCTTTTAACTCATCTATCTCTTTGATATAAGCTGTATTATCTTGCCTCTTATGTCTTAGATTTTTAATTAAATTTAAAAGATATTCCTCACATTCTTCCTTGCTATTAAGCTTAGAAGAATTAAATTTTACTTCTGCTTCTTTGTTAGCCCTTGTTATAAGTTTTCTTAAATAATCCCTTGTTTCTATTTTTTTAATTACCATCTGTTCCTCCTATAACTTCATCTATAATATTTTTAACTTCTGTTATACATTTTGACATAGTTTCAAGTTCTTCTAAACTTATAAATTCTGTATCTATTGAAGCATAAAGATTATATTTTTTTCCTTTTAAATATTGAGCTATTTCAATATTACAATCACAATAATTAAAGCTATAAAATGAGAAATATATAGTTACTTTCCCTAGCTCTATACTAATTATTTTATTAGGGTATTCTTTGATTTTAAATTTACCTAAACCTTGAAGATTAATTATAATTTTTCTATAATTTTCTTCATTTCCAATTTTTTTATAATCACTTATTTCTTTTCCATATTTTCTATCAAATTCTTCCATTTCTGTTGCCATTTTTTCATTAAAATTCATTTTTAGCCTCCTATTATTATTTTTATTATAAAAATTATTGATGTAATTACTGCCCAAAAAAATATATTGTAAGACAATTTTATTTCTTCAATTTGTCTTTTTAATTCCTCATTTTCTTCTTTTAAATTATTAGATTTATGAGCATAGTTCATATAAAAAATTATATCTTTTTCTAATTTTTTTATTTTTCTTTTAAATCTCTTATTTTTGCTCATTATATACTCCTACATTTTTAATTTTCTTTTACTATTCCAGTTAAATTCAATGTATTTGCACATTTCTAAAAGCCTATCATAAACTTTATTAACTCCATTAATTTTTAAATGTTCTTTAAGTTCTCCAACTTTCAGATTAGTTGTGATTATAATCGGCTTTCCTGCTCTATATCTTTCATCAAACAACCTAAAAATTTTCTCCTCTGCCCACATCTTGCCATTTTCTCTATTGATGTACTCACTTCCTAAGTCATCAATAAATAGTAGGTCCACATCTTTAATGGCAGATATAAAGCTTTCTTCTTCGTCTATATTTTTTCTAATTCTGTTAAAATATGCTCCTAATGAAAAACTTAAAACTGAAAAACCTTTACTGTCTAGCATATTACAAACACAATTTGCTAAGAAAGTTTTACCTGTTCCAACTCCACCAGCAAAGATATATCCGTGCTTTTCTATACTAAAATCTTCAGCATATTTATAAAGTTCTTGATAGATTTTTCTTTCTTCTGTGTTAGATTTATCTATTTCAACATTAGAAAAAATGTTACTTCCTGCATTTCTGTCAGTTATAGACAAGTCTTTAAATCTTTTTATTCTAGCTTGTTTTCTGTAACTTCTAATACAAGCACAATCACGATTAAATGTGTAACCTTGTGGAGTTTTAAACTCTGTAATTTCTCCACAAACTTCACATCTTTTTAAAACTATATTGCCATTTTTTAATACTTCTAATGGCTTTTTTTCTATGAAACCAAAATCATTGTTTTTTATCTTTTCTGCCAGTTCTTTAATATTTACCATACACATACTAATCCCCCCATTTTATATCTTGTGCTGCAGCATTATTTTGAATTTTATTAATCTTAGGTCCATTTATTTTTTGATTTAAGTATTTTTCAAACTTAGAGCCAAAAAGAGTATCAGGACATAAATACTTCTCCATATCAGTATTTAGCCACTCGGAGCATTTTTTATCTATAACAATTTTAAAATCTTCTAGTGTATAACCATCATTTAACCTAGCTTTTATATGCTTAGTTGTATTCTTAGAACTTGATTTATATTTAGTTCCTGCTTTCTCATTCAAGTAGTCAACAGTCTCTTTATATATATTATTATTAAGTTCTTTATTTAAGTTATTATTATTTAATTCTTTATTGTTTGAAATTTTTTCAATGCATGCATTTGAATTTTTTAAATCCTTGCTTTCAAAATTTTTAAAACCTTGCTTTTCATTTTCTTCAATACTTGATTTTAAATTTTTTGAATCCTTTTTAAATACTAATTCTTCTATTTTTTGAAAATTAATTCTAAAATATCTTTTCATTGGCATTCCTTTATTTTCTTGCTCAAGGATACCTAATTTTGTTAATTCTTCAATAATTTTACTTTGCTTGTGATTAGAAAGTCCTGTTTCTTCTTCCAAAGATGGAGAAGTTTTATAAAACCAACCATCTTCATTAGCAAGTCCATCACTAGCTTCTATTAAAGTTGTTAATAAAAAACCTGCTTCTATTCCTATTGCTTTAACTATTTGTTTATTTAATACAAAATAACTACTTGACATTAATAATTGTTTTAATGTTCTATCTTCCATTTTTACCTCCTACAATTTTGGAGAGCCTGTCTTAACTCTCTTTTATTAATTCAATTAGTGAAGACTACCCAGAGCTTTGACAGGCTATGAATAGCCTCCACTAATTCAAGTAATAAATTTACGAATTAACACGACAACTTTTTCTTTTAGTTTCAATGTATTTTTTATCAAAATACGAAACCACAAGAAAAGTTTTACATCTAACAACTTTCCCAGCTACCTAGAATTATCCACAGATTAGGTCTTGCCTTTTCTGTGTTAGGGAAAGGTGCCAGATGATTAGTTTTTCCAATCATAAAACTAATTAAAGTTATAGTTGCAACTTATAGACTTGCAACAGTCTATTTGTAAGTTTATTCAGTAGCTACACCTTACACAGATAGCCATAAGGAAAGAAATTTTATTTTTACTTTCTGGGGGGAGTAAAAACTTATGGCTATGTGTCTAAGGACTAGCCTTAGATTTGTATTATTAACTCCTTTGATTTATAATATATTTGTGAGATACTTTATAAACTAAGGAGTGATTTTATGGAATATTTTTTAACTTTAATTTCTCAATCTTTTATTACTCTAATAGCTTTCTTTTTAGGTAAATGGCAAGATAGATATAAATATAAGATTGAAGCATATAAAGAAAGATACTTACATCTATACTGCCCATTTATAACAATTTATGTTTCTTACATAAGAATAAACGAAAAACCTAAACCTGATAACTTAGAATTTAGAAATAAAATTCTTGAACTAATTAAAAATAATATTCTTTATCTTGATACAAATTCATTAGCATATTTTCAATTTTTCTTTACTATGATTAGATTCAAAAAATACGATAGTAACAAAATCTTTTTAAACTTAATCAAGAGTATGTTACAAGAATGTAAGCACATAGAAAAGAATTTAAAATACCCAATGAAAGCAGAACTATTGCTAAGCCGTCAAAATCTCTTAGACGAATAGATTTATAGAAAACATATATTGTTGCTACTATTGAAAATAACAAATAAAATAAAACTTCTGTTTTCATTATTCTCCTTTCTTTTTTATGGTTATTTCATATCCTAATACATCAAGAATTTTGCAAACTCTATCAATTTTTACATCTTTCCCTTTTTCTAAATTTTTTATAAAAAATGTTAAATTTTGTTTTTTCATTCCTAAAATTTTTGCAAATTCTACTTTTGATTTATAATTTATCCGAATTTCTTTATTAATTAATTCAGCTAATTTTAATTTATCCATTTTCACTCCTTTAATTTGTAACTATATAAGGTTACTTTATAAACA